CTATTATGTAGCACTGAAAGCTTGATCTGCCGTCGTCGTATTCGTATAGCATTGTGATTCCCCTGTAATTGTGTGATTGCTTAACTGTCATCCAATACAATGCAGACAGCGTGCCAACTTTGAGAATGCCAGGGGATTCAATAGCTTAGAGTAATTGCTGGATGGATATACAGTGTGTAGAAGTGTTACCTTGTTACCGTAAAGTGTTACCGTGTTACCTTGAATGTGTTACCGGTAACAGTGTGAGAATGGTATGCATAGGGATGTTATCAGTTGGCTTATCGGTTGGCTTATAGGCTGCCTATCACAACCACCTACTTACTAAACCAATCGCTTTACTAAACTAATCGCTTTACTAACTGGCGAATCTCACCAGGCATTGGCGAATCTCACCACAATTTGGCGAATCTCACCACAAAGGGGGACGGGGGAGGGGGATTGCGCGTGGTTATTGTTATAGTAGCCCCCCAAATTTGCAAGAGGCCAAAATCAAAAAAAAAAGAGAATCCTAATACCCCTCAACCCCAAGCAATGCGTAATTCTGTATAAAAAATAGACAATAATTAAAACTCATGTTTAAATCTGTTTAATTTTTACACAACAAGAGTTACGAAGCTGTGCCTAAAGACAAGATAGATCAACCCAAACGTAAGGTAGGCAGACCAAGAAAGTCTGAGCTAATACCTGAGAAACGCGGGAGAGGCAGACCTAAGGGTGACCATTCGGCTATGGCTGAGATGAAGCAGAGGTTCTTGGCTAGACGAGACACCCCTGCGGTGATTAACTCCATATTCAAGGCAGCAATGGATGACGACCACAAGAATCAAGCTGCTGCGTGGAAGTTAATCGTAGATCGGATACTCCCTGTCAGTTCGTTTGACAAAGACAAGCTGGGCGGCAAGCCTACGGTCAACATAACAATCTCAGGAGTTACTGATACGATCATAGAACCCGAAGTGATAGAAGGAGAATTCCATGAGGATTGAAGACCTGCTCATCAAGCACGAGGGCTTACGGCTTAAGCCTTACGAATGCACGGCGGGAGATATGACCATAGGAGTTGGGCGTAACCTAGACTCTATGGGGTTGTCTGAGGATGAAGTCTACTATCTCCTCGCGAATGATATCCGTCGCTGCGAGCAGGAGCTAACCAAAGCGTTTGAGTGGTTTACTCACTTGGACTTGGTGCGTCAAGACGCTATGATGGATATGTGCTTCAACCTTGGCATTAGCCGTCTTCGCGGCTTTAGAAACGCTCTCAAAGAAATGTCTCTTGCTAACTACGAAGCAGCCTCGGTAGAGTTCTTGGACTCTAACTGGGCAGAGCAGGTGGGTCAACGAGCAATAACCATTACTAACATGATACGAACCGGAGAATACGATGAAAACTAGACCATTACCCGTTAAGGGTCAGCGTGTTGCAACAAACAAGAAAAACAAAAAGAAGAAAAAATGAACCTATCTCTAGACGACCTTTATCAAAAATTACTCAAGTTAGAGTCACGCATTGATCTTTGCGAGGAACACTACGACAAAGAGCAAAAGACCAGGGATGATCTATATGATTATCATGATGATCGAATCAGATCTAATGAGAGTGATATAGACGCGATACTGTGTGCGATTGATGAGATAAAGCGTAAATGAACCTAGACATAAGTCTCCTTGAGTGGCAGAAAGAAGTTTGGAACGATGTAACCCGTTTCAAAGTAGTTGCTGCGGGTCGCAGGACGGGGAAGTCTCGTCTTGCGGCTTACCTTTTGATAGTCAACGCCTTGAAGTCCGACAGAGGGCAGGTGTTCTATGTAGCTCCTACACAAGGCCAGGCAAGAGACATTATGTGGAATCTCCTTCTGGAGATAGGTCAGCCAGTTATTGACTCCTCACATGTCAATAACATGCAGGTCAGATTAATCAACGGCACAACAATAAGCTTGAAAGGTGCGGACAGACCTGAGACTATGCGCGGCGTAAGTCTTAAGTTTCTTGTCTTGGATGAATACGCGGACATGAAGCCCGATGTATGGGAATTAATACTACGACCCGCGTTGACAGACTTGAAAGGAGAAGCCTTATTTATCGGGACACCAATGGGTAGAAATCATTTCTATGAACTCTACAAGCAAGCCAGTTTAGGCGAAGACCCCAACTTTAAGGCATGGCACTTTACAAGCTACGATAACGACTTACTAGACAAAGCGGAGATAGACTCAGCCAAACAAGGCATGTCTTCCTTCGCGTTCCGTCAGGAGTTTATGGCCTCGTTTGAGGCTAGAGGCTCTGAGATGTTTAAAGAAGACTGGATCAAGTTCGATGAGGAAGAACCCCCTACTGGGGACTACTATGTAGCCATTGACCTTGCAGGCTTTGAAGAGGTTGGCAAAAAGAGCAAAAACAAAAAACTTGACAACACTGCCATAGCTATAGTAAAAGTCGGCGAATATGGATGGTGGATTTGTGATATAATCGCCGGACGTTGGGAGTTGAATGAGACTGCCCAGAAAATATTCCAGATCGTTAGGGACTATGAACCTATATCAGTGGGTATAGAAAAAGGCATCGCACGACAAGCGGTGATGTCTCCATTGACTGACCTAATGAAGAAGAATCAGCGTTTCTTCCGCGTAGAAGAATTAACTCACGGCAACAGAAAGAAAACCGACAGGGTAATGTGGGCTTTACAAGGCAGATTTGAAAACGGAGTCTGTACCTTGAACAAGGGAGAGTGGAACATCCAATTCATGGATGAGATATTTCAATTCCCTGACCCCTTAACCCACGATGACATGGTAGACGCTTTGGCTTATGTAGATCAACTAGCCAAGGTGTCTTACTCATACGATTTTGAAATAGATGACTTTGAAGTCATTGACTCGGTTTCGGGTTACTAACAGGGATTATTATGCTAGAAAGAAACGAAGATCAGTTTGGCATAGAGGAAACCTTAGATTCCTGGGTAATGACCAAGTGCCGCGAGTGGCGTGATCATTACGAGATGAACTACGAGCAGAAGTTCGATGAGTACTACCGTCTTTGGAGGGGTATCTTCTCCTCAGAAGACCGGAATAGAGACTCCGAAAGGTCGCAAATCATCTCTCCCGCGTTACAACAAGCCGTAGAATCCTCAGTCGCAGAGATTGAAGAGGCTACTTTTGGTCGTGGCAAGTTCTTTGACATCAAAGACGACTTCGCTGACCAAGAAACACAAGACGTAGCGTACCTCCGCGAACAGCTCATGAGGGACTTTAAGAAGAATAAAGTCCGCAAAGCTGTAGGTGAGTGTCTAATTAACGCGGCAGTGTTCGGAACAGGGGTAGCAGAGCTAACTCTGGAAGAAGTCAAAGACATGCGACCTTCCTCGCGTCCCACTATGGACGGACAGCTACAAGAGATAGGCGTAGAGATATCAGATCGGACAGTTTGCCGCTTAAGAAGCGTACTACCACAGAATTTCCTTATTGACCCAGTAGCTACAAGCGTAGATGACGCGATAGGTGTGGCTATTGACGAATTTGTACCAGTGCATCAAGTGGAAATGCTGCAAGAGAAAGGGGTTTACAAAGATGTCCCCTTTAACTTTGCCTATCCTGACATTGATTTAGATGCTGACCACGAACTTACCACGCAACCTACCGATAAAGTCCGTCTTACTAAGTACTATGGTCTAGTCCCCCGCCATTTGCTTACCAAAGATGACGATTATGAAGAGGTTGACTTGCAAGACGAAGACGATTCGTTCTACGTTGAAGCTATTGTAGTGATTGCAAACGGTGGTACTTTGCTGAAGGCAGAGAAGAACCCGTACATGATGCAGGATCGCCCTATTGTGGCTTTCCCATGGGACGTCGTTCCAAGTAGATTCTGGGGAAGAGGTGTTTGTGAGAAGGGTTATAACTCACAAAAGGCTTTGGATGCGGAACTCAGGGCAAGAATCGATGCCCTCGCGTTAACTGTACACCCAATGATGGCTATGGACGCTACTCGTCTTCCAAGAGGAGCAAAGCCAGAAGTTAGACCTGGTAAAATTATCCTTACAAACGGTAATCCTTCAGAGGTTCTACAGCCGTTTAACTTCGGTCAAGTCTCTCAAATCACCTTTGCTCAGGCAGGTGAACTACAGAAGATGGTTCAAACTGCTACAGGCGCTATAGACTCTGCGGGTATACCAGGGTCTATCAATGGTGACGCTACTGCTGCGGGAATATCTATGTCCCTTGGTGCGATTATCAAGCGTCATAAGAGGACTCTGATTAACTTCCAAGAGTCTTTCTTGATTCCATTTGTCTCAAAAGCCGCTTATAGGTATATGCAGTTTGAGCCAGAGATTTATCCCGTTGCGGACTATAACTTCCATGTAACGTCTTCACTAGGGATTATCGCAAGAGAATACGAGGTTACTCAGTTGGTTCAGTTGCTACAAACCATGCAGCAAGACTCTCCTCTGTACCCTGTACTAATACAGTCCATCATAGACAACATGAACCTGTCTAACCGCGAAGAACTTATTGCGGCATTGTCACAGGCAGGACAGCCTTCTCCAGAGCAGCAGCAAGCGCAACAAGCAGCTATGCAAGCTCAGATGGAGTTCCAACAGTCACAGACCAACGCATTGAACGGTCAGGCTATGGAGTCAGAGGCAAGAGCTAAGAAGATGGAAGCTGAAATTAAAGCCATTCCTGTAGAGCTAGAGACTGCTCAAATTAAAGCAGTCACCAGTAACTTACAGGTAGGAACAGCGGACGACAAAGAGTTTGAACGCCGTCTCAAAGTGGCTGACGCAGCTCTGAAAGAGAAGAAGTTAAATCTTGAAACAGCAAAGGCTTTATCCTAATGGTATCCCAAAGAGAGTTACAGGAAGTTGTTAAGGAAATTAACATCATTCTTGAGAGATTAGACAAACGACTAAAATCGGTAGAGTCAACTCAAAACTCTCTGCTTCACGAACTCAAAGATCAAATGATTGAAGAGTCCAAGAAGAAGGTGAAGAAAAATGGATAAAGAAACTGAACAATATTACAACTCGCTTCAAGACATCTTTGTCATGGAGGGGTGGAAAGAATTAATGAAAGAGCTAAGTGCCAACGCTCTTAACATAAATACCGTAGAAGCAACGCGGGATAATGATGATTTGAACTTCCGTAAAGGACAGCTCAACATCCTCGCGTTTATTCTCAACTTAGAATCTACAGTAGATCATCTACAGAAAGAGGGAAGCGATGAAGGTCTTTGATTTCCAGTGTAAACAAGGTCACATACATGAGGCTTTTGTGCGTACTGCCGAAGATCGGATTTGTCCTGACTGTGGTGAAACTAGTAGTAAGATAATCTCTGCGACTAAGACAGTACTCGATCCTATATCTGGCAGCTTTCCTGGAGCTACTATGAAATGGGCTAGAGATAGGGAGCAGAAGATTAAACACGAACGCAAGGTAGCCAATTCATAGTCCTATTGTGGGGTAGCTAGATTGGTCTTGTTAGTTATGGAGTTTAATAGTGGCACAATTAATTGATGAAGTTACGCAAGAGGCAGATGAAGAAAACACAGCGGAAGCGGTCTCAGAAGAAAGTACAGAGGTAGCCGCAAGCGAACCAACAGAAGAACTTCCCGAGCATTACCGTGGAAAGACTCCTGCTGAGTTGATCAAGATGCATCAAGAGGCTGAGTCTCGCATAGGTCAACAAGGCGAAGAAGTTGGCAAGCTAAGAAGCGTTGTTGATGACTTCATTCTTAAGCAGACTAAAGTCAACGAACAGGAAGAAGCCGAAGAGATAGACTTTTTCGCTGACCCTGATAAGGCTGTAGAGTACAAAATTGCAAACCATCCAACCTTGAAAAAATTGGAGCAGTTTGGTACTGAGATGAAGCAAAGTCAGACACTTTCCGCGTTACAGCAGAAACATCCTGACTTGAGAGATATTGCTATGAGTCCTGATTTCCAGAAATGGGTGACAGGTAGCAAGATTCGATCACAGCTATACGAGCAAGCGAACAATCAATACAACTACGATGCAGCAGACGAACTCTTTTCTACCTGGAAAGAGATTAAGAATGTCGCAAAGCAGACTGTAGAGGTTGAACGCAAAGAGCGTAAGCATGCTTTAAATACAGCATCAACAGGTGGAGCTAATGGAAGTTCAGAAGCTCCGAGCAAGAAGATATATCGGAGGCAAGACATTATTGACTTAATGCGGAATGACCCGAAACGCTATCAAGGTATGTCCAATGAGATATACAGAGCATATCAAGAGGGTCGAGTCCGCAACAGCTAACTTGACTTAAGGATTATTTAACATGGCTACATCTACTTTTCCCGCCACTGGCGGTTTTGTTGACAACACTTCAGCTGCAACTTTTGTACCTGAAATTTGGAGTGACGAGATTCGTGCCGCGTATGAGAAGAACCTCATCCTCGCGAACCTGGTAAAGAAAATGTCTATGTCTGGTAAGAAAGGGGATACGATTCACATCCCTGCTCCTATCCGTGGCGCAGCATACGCTAAAGCAGAGAACACTGCTGTAACAGTACAGAACAACACTGAGAGTGAAGTTCAGGTTGTAGTTGACAAGCACTACGAGTACTCACGCATCATCGAAGATATTACTGAAGTGCAAGCTCTTGCTTCACTGCGTAACTTCTACACTGGTGACGCGGGTTACGCTCTGTCTCGTCAAGTAGACAACGACCTATTCCAACTCGGTAAGTCACTAGGTGATGGTGATGGTTCTGACTGGACTAACACTGCTGTTTTCTACAATGACGCATCAACTGGTCTTACAGCTTACGCTGCTGACACTGTTGCTGCTGCTGACGTATTCACTGACGCAGGTTTCCGCGCATTGATTCAGAAGCAAGATGACGCAGACGTTCCTATGGACAACCGCGCATTCGTCATTCCCCCATCACTGCGTAACGCAATCATGGGTATTGACCGCTATGTGTCTTCTGACTTTGTTGGTGGCGCTACTGTTCAAAACGGCAAGATCGGCAACCTATACGGCATTGACGTATACGTTAGCTCTAACTGCCCAATCATCGAAGCTGCTGCTGATAACTCAGCAGGTGGAGATGTTAAAGCAGCGATGCTTATCCACCAGGACACACTGATCCTCGCGGAACAAGTATCTGTTCGTTCACAGACTCAGTACAAGCAGGAGTTCCTCGGAACACTGTATACTGCTGACACTCTGTACGGTGTTAAGGCATACCGCCCTGACAGCGGTTTCGTTCTTGCTGTAAACGGCTAAACGGAGATGGGGGTAGGGAAACCTGCCCCCTTATCTTATGAGAGACCCCAGAATATCTAAGTTAGGAGTTAGTGGGTATAATAAGCCCAAGAAAACACCCAACCATCCCACCAAGAGCCATGTTGTATTGGCTAAAGTTGGTGACGAAATCAAGACCGTTAGATTCGGTCAGCAAGGCGTAACAGGTGCAGGGAGTAATCCCAAGACTGCCAAAGATAAAGCTAGGAAGAAATCATACTACGCTAGGCATAACGCTCAAGACGCCAACCCCTCTAAACTATCAGCTCGCTACTGGTCGCATAAAACTAAGTGGTAATTACAGGAAATTAACATGGCAACGATAGTAACCAAGAACAGCTCTACAGCCTCAGCAGTCCCTACCACAAGTGACTTGGTTCAGGGCGAACTCGCTGTCAACGTCACAGACAAAAGAATCTTTACAGAGAATGCGTCTACACAAATTGTAGAGTTGGGTACTAATCCTTCTACTGTCACTACTGCTACCGCTACCGTTACTGGCACTCTAACCGCCAACGGTACTTTTGCATCTAGCAACGCAGTTATTACAGGCGGTTCAATCAACTCTACGCCTATTGGTGCGACCACCCCATCAACAGTACGGGGTTCTACAGTAACGGCCACCACGGGCTTTGTAGGCGGTCTGACGGGCAATGTCACTGGTAATTTAACTGGTAACGTCACTGGTAATGTAACTGGCGACCTGACAGGTAATGTTGCAGGCAACCTAACAGCAGGCTCAGGAACAACTACACTCAACAATCTAGTTGTCAACGGCACTGTAGACTTTAACGCTGCGGTACTAAGTGACTTAGGTAGCCCTGTTGTTTCTACTGACGCCGCAACTAAAGGTTATGTAGACACAGCGGTTTCTAACGTCATTGACGCTGCCCCTGCTGCTCTTGATACGTTGAACGAACTAGCCGCCGCATTAGGCGATGACGCCAACTTCTCCTCTACTGTTACAACAGCACTAGCCACTAAGCTACCTCTCGCGGGTGGTACTATGACTGGTGCGATAGCAATGGGTACGTCTAAGATTACTGGTCTTGGTAATCCTACTTCTGCACAGGACGCAGCGACTAAGACGTATGTTGACACAGCAGACGCACTAAAGCTCAACCTCACTGGCGGCACTATGTCTGGTGCTATTGCGATGGGGACTAACAAGATTACTGGTGTTGGCGACCCTACGTTAGCTCAAGATGCAGCGACTAAAGCCTACACAGACT